ACTTCTTGATTAAATAAATGTTAAAATCACCATTATATGATTCTAGATCAAATACAACAATTCTGTTGACCGGTATAGTGTTACCATTGATTTCAACGTGTGTTGGTTCTAAACCATCATAAATTACAGTAGTATATGCAAGTGTACCTGCTTCAGCTGACCCAGAATCTGGATATTGATCAATACCTAAAACATAGTCAACATATCCTTTATAATTTGCATATGCGTCACTTGATTCAGCAACATCTGTTACTACTGCATGATGCATCTTTGTCATATAAGGATCAAATTCAATAATAGGACGTTTTGCTTGTTTCTCGTTAGCAAGCAATTCCAAAATATTGTAGCCTGTGGTATCAATCACAGTTTCATTGTCAATATTGAAAACATATCTTACAGTGTTTTTATGAATCCAGTGGTTTGCTCTTGACCATCCAGTTGACGCAGGGTCTGATTTATCAATAACAAGATAGTCTTTGACTTCTAGTTCTTTAAATTCTCCAGATACTTTTGCTTTGTGCTTTACAATATCAGTGTATGGATTGATTGTTAATTCATATGTTTCTGATGTATCAACAACAGTGATAGTTTCTTCAATTAACTTGAACTGAATCCCTAAACCAACGCCCGTAACAAGGTAGATTTTTTCTATTATATCAGGGTGATATCTAGATCCAGAGAACCTAATACGCATACCATTCTGTAAAGATATTTCTCCATGGTTGGTTTCAATTGTTGCATTTAATCTATTTGTCAAATTTGAAACTAAATTTATATCTGAAACATCTGAATTATCAATGATGTTTACCACTGGCAAATCAGGAACCCAATAATAGCTTCCGTAGTTAACAAGTTTGTCAATATTAATTGGTGGGGCAAAAACATACGCTTGTGTACTGTATGCTGCGTTGTATGAATAACTATCAAAATTAAACTTAATGCTATTGGCAATATCATCAACTGATATTACATCCACAATTTCACCGGCGCTATTTCTTGAAAAAATAGCAGGCTCTAAATTGTTTTCACTACCAGTGTTAATATAAATGTCATTAGGATCCTGCATGTCTTTGCCAGTGGTTCCGCCAACAAAACCCTCAATTGTTTCTAATGATCCTTTAGATATCATTCTATCTAATGTTGAATCTAACCATTTTTTATTAACTGGAGTTCTAAAGACTTTGGGAATAAAATCTGAAGATTTTACTGCAACACTTGGTCTTTTTCCAGCACGTGTTTTATTTTCTGGTCTCTCTGGATTATTTGATTTAAAATCATTCATCTTTATTATCCTATTGCCTTAATATTTTCTTTTGTAATTGTTTCAATAATCTCAATATCTGATATTGAAACATCTGGTATGAACATTTCATCAGTCATTGGTGTTATCTGGAATAGTGTACCAAATACACTGTCTTCGTTTTCAGGCACAATAACAAAACTACTAATAATGCCTGAAAGTTTTTTATGTACGTATGCTGCTAGTTCTGTAAAATAGAAAGTTTCACCAAAATCCCAATATTTTGAATCAAAGAATTCATATATTGCGTTTACTGTCAAACTCTTAATATCATTATCAGTATATATAGTACCGGCGATCTTTACAATTTTAAACACTGCTCTTAAATCATAAGTTGCTTTGTTGCCAAATAATACTTTATATTTTACTGGTCTGAATATAAGTGTATCACTAAGTGACTTCTTGGAAGTAGCAGAATAGAATTGTTGATTTAAAGTATCAAGCGTAGGCGGCAGAGGCGCAAGTGTATTGTCACTGTTACTGCTCTTAAGCCAATTTGTGAACTCTGTGTGATATGAATTTGTCAATGTGAATACATCAATGATATTTGTAAGACTTGGATCTATTAGCTCATTAATTGTTGGAACATGTGTCCACTCAAATCTCATATTACTTATAGATTCCTCGCCACCGGTTATATCATCAAATGCATCTGGATTATCAGGTCTACTGTCTATATCGTCATCCACCAATGTAATAAGTGCAGAATGACTGTAGAAAACTCCATTAGGATCGTATTGATATCCACTAACGTAGAACTTGTTGGTCATATTTCCATTTTCAAATACATCTATGGTATCTTTGATTTTCTTTTTAGAATAGCCGTCCAGTTTATATTCTTCAGAAGTGTTAGAGAACACGATCTGATCAGAATAAACTGCATATCTAACTTGTCTGTAAATTACATCATATGAAAATCTAGTAGTGTCTGCTGCACTACCTGTATGCTTTACGTATATTACCCAATCGTTAGAATCAAAGAAACTAGGCTGAGTCTCGGAGTATACAGGGGCGTTATCAACTAACCAGTTGCCTGATTCATAATCATAAGTTAATGCAAAGTCTTCTCTTTCATCAATTGCTGAAATGATATTGTTTTTTTCTGTAACTGTGAATTGTCTAGAAAATGCAGGATATATAATGTCTATTGTGGCACCATTTGGTACTTTACTATCAATAGCGATGGCACCAAGCCCCTCCACTGTAAATCCAGATGGCTCGTCTATTTGGTTATCAATTCCCAATCCATTTGCAAAAATGCTTGATATTTTAGCCCAATATACATTTGAATCTTTAGTAAATTTTACCATTGCTCCGGGCTGGATATATTTTGTGTATTTCACAGGATCATTATTTCCAGATATTTCGGCGGCGGCGTTTGTGAAATATCCAGTAACTGAATCATTTGTATTCCAAGTGTATCCCGTAAAAACAAAACTGTCTTTTAACTCTATAAATCTTGGTTTGAATTTTTGGTAATACAAATTAACAACTTCTTTATCTGACAGCACAGGCTTGATATAATTTTCATATATACTAAAACTTGATAGCTGCTGTGCTTCTGATTTAGAATTTATGTCACCTCTATAAATGTTTCCGTCGGTCGCAAAAAGTCTAACACTAGCATATTCTCCAGTTGGATCATTAAAAGTAATGTGTCTGCTATGACCGCTGTGAGTTCTGTTGATGCTTTTGATCTTCCTAATCTGTGTGCTTTGTGAAATTAGATAATTGTTATAATCATCAGCAGTAATCATACGATCCTGTGCTGCGTAGATTCTAGGAGCATTTTGTTTAATGTCATCTAGAGATTCAGAAATAGCTGCGTTAGTTACACCAACTTTAAGTTGTATACCTAATGTAAGTGTATATGTGTTGCCGTCAATACCAGTGTAATTTATATTGATTCGCTTTGATCCAACGTCATCAGGTCTTAAACTGTAGCTTGCGTTTTCGCCAGTGCGGTACCAGACGCGGATAATATCTTTTGGCAAATTACCAAAAGATTCATCACTAAACATGATGCTAACTTGATTATTTTCTCTGGTTTTTACTGCGAAAATATCACGAACTATACCTGGAATATTGTTGTATACTTCATTAAATCCCCACACATTATCTACTTTTGTCCATGTTTTTAAAACAGATCCACTTTCTGAAATAGTTTGCACCCATACATCGTCTTGGTTAATATTGCTCACATCTATATCTAATGTCATACCACTGATAGGTTTGTCAATGATAAAATCTTTAAATCCTAACGAACCCTGTTTGAATGCAATAAAGAATCCAGAAGTATTACTCATAATACCAGTGCCGTCATTCTTATACATGATATTAAATGCTTTAGCAGGATTTGGGTTGCTTTCAAATATTTGTTTTTTTACTCTATCATACTCTACGCCTATCGAATTGAATGGACGTTTAGTTCCTTGCACAACGCCGCTAAATTCAAAAACAATCTGATTTGCGGTATTGTTGAAACTGTAGAATTGTACGTTGGATCCAAGAATAGTTGCCTCTGACCTTGGATTACCAAATTGGTTACTTTGCATGAATGCTGCGTTTATAACACTGATAAAATTATCCAAGTTACTGTAATTGTTTCCTACTTCATAACGAATTTCTTTACCAGCAAGAGTTTTACCGTCACTACCAATAATATCTTCGTTTGTTTTTACGCTGATAACTTTTAGTTCACCACTAGCTGGCACATTGCGTCGTGGTTGATAACCTAAAAATTCTGCTAGCTTGAAAACAGCATCTTGTCTAGTTGCAGTACTTAGGAAGTTGTTACGTGAGTTTAGATCCAATCTAAAAGCTAGGTTATGTCCGAACTGAGCTACTACGTCAAGTAGTGCTACAAAGTCACTGGATTCTACCCAGTCGTTGAAACTTTCAGGATAGTTGTCTCTGATGTATTCTACCATTGACTGGCGAATAGTATCAAAATCAAATGCCTTGAAGTTTGCGTTTAAGTAAGAATCATATACAGCCATATAATCTTCTGCTGCAAATAGTCTTGTCTGTCTAACTTTTTGTGCCATTATGTTATTCCACTAATGTTGCTGATTCGCGGTCGAATTTAAGAGCAAGCACGGCGGTTTGGCCTAACGGAATATATTCTAATTCAACGTTAACTGTAATAGTGTGTGCATCTTCTACTATGTCAAGCTCTTGACTTAGCAAGTTCCACCTAGGATCATAGGAAACAACTCGTTCAACATCTTGTTGAATAAGTGAGGTTGTTGCGTCATCGATTGGCTGGAAAAGGTAGTATGGAATATAACTTCCAAAATCAGGTAGCGTCCACTTTTCTCCAGGTGTGATAGAGAAATGATTTCGTAGATCTGACAATGCCAGATCTATGTCTGTTAATGTTACACTTGTACAAGTGGTTCCTGTGTTTGATATGCCTATAATTTCCGCCATAATAATATTTATGCGGAAATTAACTGCTAAGATAATACCCAGTGTCTCCACTGGGTATTTTTAATTTGACATTCCGTTATGACGTTCGTCTATTATCAGGTGCTCTTCTGGCCACTGAATATAGTATTGCCAAACTGGATCTGGAATAATAACATCGAATTTCTTTGCGTTACTATTCATTTCGTGCCAGCTTGGACGGAAGGGAGTACGCAATGGTTTAACAAGCGACTTACCTTTTTTACTATTACACGGCATACATGCACTAACAGTGTTCATCCAAGTAGTACGTCCGCCCAATGCACGTGGTATCACATGGTCAATTGTTAAGTCACCTGAGTTAAATCTTTTACCACAATACTGACATTGGTTACTGTCTCGCAAATACAAGTTTTTGCGTGTGAATTTGGCAGTCATTGGAGATTTCTGATAATCGGTCATTATGACAACGCTGGGCATTTGCATTTCAAACCGTGCAGCATGTAGTACATGATCGTAACTGTGAAGTATTTTTACCTTATCTTGGAAATAAGACTTTACTGCATTCTGCCAGCTAATGGTGCTCAGGGGTAATAGACTTAGTGGTTGTGCATCTGCATTTAATAATAACACCCTGGCCATTTCATTTTCCTTAACTTGTCCGTTTCTCTTGATCTACTATCTGCCGTTTTCGTGCCTGTGTTAATCCTGATAAGAATCGTCGCGTCTCTACGTAATATATGTATTCAGCTTGTTGCTTTGCGATTGAATCTTTGATTCTATTTGGATAATTTCCTCTGATTAACTGTAGTCCACGTTCCTTTAATAAACTTCTGTCGGTGTATCTTCCATAATTCCCAAGCATCATTATCTTTGCTTCTGCTTGTGTTCTCATGCGATCAGCACCATTGTAAATAAATGCTGTTGCGATATAATCCCACTTGCGTTCTTTAATGTAGTCTCTGAGATCATATTTACATATGTCTGTTCCTACATATTCAAATCTTCCCGTAAAGTAATGAAGGCTTACCATAGCATCATACTGTGATTGCGTCATACTGTCAAGTGGAAACAAACTCTTAAATCGTCTTTCTTTGTTTTTAAAATCTTCCAACCAATAGCTATATGACCGTGTTTCAGTTAGACCTGCACCGTCGTTACCTTTTGTTGTATTATAACCAATACGCTTAACTCCGTCAGCATCAGTATACTGGTAGGGTATCCACTTATACTGTCGTAACGCAAAATTAAGTAGAAGTGGGCTTGCTTCTAATGTTCGAAATTCTTTTAACTCATTAACGGCTGTTTCATCAGTCACAGGATATATGCTAAAGTCCTTTAGCATATCTGCGGTAACGGTTGTGGGTCTAACTACGTAATTTGGCATTATACTGCTTTCCCTGATCCTGTTGTAAATGATTCCTGTACACCTGGTACACCGTTCCATGGATGGCGTTCTGGTACACGACTTGCAGCACTTTGTGAAACGCCGCTGTTTTCTACTAGGCCATTTGGCGTTGGCTTTTCAGCAGCATCAGCACTAGCGCCACTGTTTGAGTTAACTGTTGGCGCTGTCATTTTAATAGCACTAGTTGCTTTTAAACTTAGTGAAGCATCACTTTGTACGTTAGCAACTCCAACTGAATTCATGTGCAGAGGACCATCAGTTGCAGCACGTATGCCGTCACCACCCGCCTGAATGTTAATGCCTTGGTCTGCTTGCATATTGATATTGCCTTGCGCATGGAAATTAATATCCTGTGCTGATGCAACACTAAAGCTATTCTCACTATAAATGTCAATGCAGCCAGCTGCGTTCATTTCAATATGTGTGCTACCGCCTTGGTTAGTAATAAAAATAATACCAGTACTGTCGTCAATAAGTATTTGTCCACCACCAGGTGTGCGTATACGAATGTTCTGACTACCACTGCCATCAGCTGCGCCGTCATCCATTGTTAGTACTGCGCCGCCGGCAGTTGTGATGCCCATTACTTTA